ACATGGAGGGTATCACCATCCACAGTCAAGTTTGAAGAAACATACACATTACCAACAACGTGGAGATTGGCTGAGGGGTTTTTTGTCTCAATTCCTACGGAATTGGTTGTGGAGTCCACATGGAGGGTATCACCATCCACAGTTAGGTTTGAAGAAACATACACATTACCAACAACGTGGAGTTCTGCATCAGGGTTTTTAGTGTTGATACCAACGTGGTCAGCCTCGACATCTACGTGGAAAGTGTCTGTATCGACAGTCAAGTTTGAAGAAACATACACATTACCAACAACATGCAGTTCTGCATCAGGGTTTTTAGTGTTGATACCAACGTGGTCAGCCTCAACATCTACATGGAGGGTATCACCATCCACAGTCAAGTTTGAAGAAACATACACATTACCAACAACGTGCAGCTCGGCGTTAGGAGTTGTGGTTTTTATACCTACATTAGATTCTGTTAACACACCACCATATATGTGTACATCGAGGTCTTGAGAAGTAATGGGTGTAATTACATTACTCGAGGCACTACTTTGTGTGTAAGCCATTACAAATTCATCACTTAGTTCCCTATACCCCACGACCACATTAGACCCTGGTCGAGCCATAATAAGACCCAAATCCAGTGTTGTATCGTTAGTTATATTGTTTTGTCCGATTTCGATAATTGGATCTTGTACAATCAAATTATCAGTTTTGATTAAAGTGGTACCACCATTGATAGTTAAATCTCCATTGATTGAAACACTACCAGCTACAACTAAAACATTTGAACCTGTATCATCAACGTAAAGATTCGAACCGATGCTAAGGGTGTGAGAAGCTAATGCATTAGCTATACCCACATTACCAGTGGTGACAAACGCAGCAGTATTATTATAAAAAATCATAGAATTCGAAGTGACATTACCTTGATTGGTTACAGCTTGAAGACCTTGATTACCGATGAGATCTTGTGCTGATTCACCAGATTCTGTTAATTCTTTTGTTTGGGTGTTATACATCATTAATACAACTTCAGCACTACCTCGATAGTCAGGGGCAAAACGAACTGGTGTTACGTAAAGAGAACCACCATTCGATGCATCAACCACGGTATTACTCGCATTTAGAACGATCGTATTTTCACCCTGGTCTTCTTGAACATGTTTACCAAACCTAATTTTAGTTGACCTTTCAATGGTCGGTAAGGTCTTGACCATTTAGTATAGTGTTGTATTTTAATTTGCATAAAGTAGACCAGCCATTCCATTTTCGATCCGAAGTATGTTATAGTTTACTGCATATATTGGGTCATTAATATTCATAGACTCACTCATGATAGTAGCCGAAGCGAGGCGACTGAAGTTGAGTGTTCCTGTGGGTTGGAGAGAACTTGTTGAGAGGCAGAAGCAATAGAGAAAGAAATCTGGGGACGTCACAAAGTTTGTGTGATAATAACTCGTGACGTCTATAAAATGTGGTCTACCCCATCTATAGTTGCCTACATCGAGACCGTTAATGTTTAACTTAATCTTATTCGTTGGGGATGTGAGTGCACCATCTGTCGTTGTATCAGATGAGGCGAGATATTTAACCGGGTGATTGAAGGTGAGTTCTTGAACAAGCGCATTCGAGGGGACATTTTTTTGAACCTGTGTGATGAGAAGATCATGTTTCCTAGATGCAACCTGTCCACGTTCTTCGTTGTCCAAATAGAAGTAATTTGCGTAACACTCTACGTTATAGTTTGTAGCTGCGGTAGCCCAATGGATCCTGAGTTCGACATTATGATAGTTTAGGGCTACAAGGGGGATAGCACACTGTGGTCCCTCACAAAAAAAGAACCTCAGAGGGTAAAAAAATGAACGTGCAGAAATACCTGGGTGTGTACCATTAGAACTCTTTGATACATTTTGAGCAAATGTATCGATCGCAATCTTCTCTGTGAAGATTGCATCTTGGGTATCAATAACGGAACCACCTATCAAAAGTTCCACTTTATCAATAATGGTGTCCCATCGTTGAATATCGAGGGCCTGGTTCGTATCATCGAGTGTAAAATATACATAACTGAGAAGATCACCCGATCTCTCAAACTGAATACTGGACATAGAATTGTTTTTCACCGCTCCATGGATGGTTTGTTTTTCAATGGACTGTGAAAAATTAGCATGCCTTTTGAATGTTGAACTGAAGAAAGATATTTCGGGGTTGCCCATGATATATTTATCCTGGGCACCTACGGCAATCAATTGAACAACACCTGCTGACATGGTAATACTAATTTAAGGGGAGAAAAATTACAGGTTGGGTTTCCTACAGACGAATCGAAGAACAAAATAATTATTTCTATCTGTAGCCGTTGCGGGAACGATAGGGACGCCACTTTGATTACGAATATTGACAGTGAGACGGTCAATACTACGAATAGGGTTTACATATTGGGTCGCAATTGGGTATTCATCTTTAAACGAGATTGTCTGCGCACCACTGGCGACGGTATTTGCATGGGCGATACTAGCAAAGGAGTTTCGAAGCATACCTAGCGAGGCCTGACCTTCGTACACGTTGCTGGCACGATCATTAAATACAGAATTCAACTCATCTATAGAAATATAACAATGTTCAGTAGCCGTCTTTGTACGAATTCTCGCAGCTAGCAATCTAGCCTGTACCACATTTTTTAGAGGTTGACTCAAAAAACACGTGAAACTGTTAGAACTAGCCTGATCGAGAGTATCAACTGTAATTGTGTGATATTCATAATTTAGGTCTGGAATCATCTCCGATGGTGAAGTGATCAAAGCCATTTATTATTAGATTAGATTAAAGATCCACCAATTCCATCCGCAATCTCATACCCAGCATGAGCACTCACAAGCTTCTGGGCACCACAGAGACCACCTGGGGTCAGACCAACCGAGTAGGGGCTACCATTTTTACCCCCACCAGCAACACATTCGACATCAGGCTCGAGGTCAAAAAGAGATTCTTCACTGACGGCTGTAATAGTAATTGGCCTGGGCTGGTACTTCGCGGTCTTCACGGACATCAACGACAGGACAAAGATGAGGGTCATCAATGTGGCGATAGCCATGAGAGCATTTCGATCACTGCGATTGAAGTTAAGTTTGAACATTTATAATAGACATAGATTTTTTTAAAGTGCGTTAAAGAGATTTTCTTAGTTTCTACATAGACAGTAGATGGACGAAGAAATCGTACTTGACAGAGGTCAAACAACTGTGATGAAATTAGATGCTGACGAACAGGCTCTTATGGATGAAATTCAAATCTCTGCACCACGTGCAAAGACGGTTCATCGACCTACGCGGCCAATACAGAGACCTGTTCAATCCTCCCAAGCTCAGGAGGCTATGGACGCTTTTGTAAATCCTAATAAACAGAGCGCTCCAGCTCAACCTCAACAGGAGGAGGAGATTGATTATGGAGAGGATGAACCAATGATGTTTGATGATGATGAGCCAATGGGGCATGGTCCAGGTGATGATGGGGACCAACCTTCCAAGGGGTACACCTCAATTGACGAAGAAAAGGCGGACCTTGTCAATAAACTTGGACGGTTAGAAAAGAAGGGTTTTGCCGTCAATAAGCGCCTGAATGCCTATTCAGGTGTTGATGAACTAAGGTCGGAAGTCAAGAGGATTACATACAGTATTGATGTTGAACAGTCTGTGCGTTTCTCTCGTCGTATGTTGGTGGCCTGTGTAACTGGTCTTGAGTTTTTGAACAAGCGATACAATCCATTTGAGATTCAACTTGAGGGTTGGTCTGAGTCTATCATGGAGAATGTTGATGACTATGACGGCGTATTTGAAGAACTTTATGTGAAATATCGCTCAAAGGTCAGTGTAGCACCAGAGGTCAAGTTGATTATGATGCTTGGTGGTTCTGCGATGATGTTCCACCTTACCAACAGTATGTTCAAGTCTGTGATGCCCAATATGAATGATGTCATGAAGCAGAACCCAGACTTGGTGAAGAACATGATGGCGGCGGTTCAAAATACAACCCGTAATACGGGTGGTCCAGCGGTTGATGCACCTGTGGGTGGTTCGGGGCAATACGAGATGCAGGGTCCTGGACTCGACATTTCAAGTCTCATGGGTGGGATTTCTATGCCACCCCCACCACCAATGAATACCTCAATGGGTCAGGGTCCTTCGGCGCCTCAACCAATCGAGGAAGATGATGACCTCTCCGACATCATGTCCATCTCTGGTGATTCCACAGGTGGTGAGGTAAAGGAAGTAAATGTAGGTGCCAGTAAACCCAAGAGAACTCGTCGAAAGAAGAAGACGGAAATTAATCTCTAAACTTATATAAATGATAGCGTATTGTCCGCTTGAGGAGCTCGAGCCTCCAGTCCGACAGCAGGAAATTGTCACTGAAGCTAAGGCCGAACCTGTAAAGCCACAGGTTGGTCACGAAGAAACTGAATTGAATTACGTCATCATGGCATTCATTGTCGGCGTAGTTGCACTAGCCATCTCTGATTCCATCAGGGCGTAAATGTTGAATCTACCGCGGGGTACTCCCTCGTAGTAAATTTAATAGGTGAATGTGGCCAGGATCTGCTGACCGGCTACATCACTGTCGAGATCAGCTGGGAAACTGTTAATGTTATGTGAAATTTTAGCAAGTCCGCCATCACACGCGGATGTCACTTCGACTGAAATGTCGTAATTATAGTTTTGTGTACTATCTTTTGCAACCGGACGAATATCAATACTTCGTGTACCTGCAGTCGCTGTAGCACTCCATGGGTATGCATTCGTTGTACCAAAGAGGTTTTTCGTACCTATCGCGATATCGTACATTGATGCCGTGGTTCCATCATGGGTACCCCCCGAAAGTTCGAGAATCATGGTACTTGTATTGCGCACATCCGATGTATCTCTTAAGACAGCTACAACCTTAGCGTAGAAGGTTCCTGGTCTAAATGTCAATTGGATATCTTGACCATTACCGAAATTGATTGGAAACGTGTTCGAATACTTCTTTGTGGAAACCTGGTCAGAATTTGTGATGATACCACCATTCACGTGAAGTGCTGTATTCGCTGTAGCACCATCAAGACCAATCGCAACCTGATTACCTAAATCTAAAGCACCATCTACAGAGAAATCACCAATGACCTCGACATTACTGTTGAGGAAAATATGGTTTCTATGACCAGTTAAGGATGGATTTATGTATACATTACCCGTGGTATCCGCATAAATGTTTGCACTTCCAGCGGTTGTCGTGAGTTCGATAGTCGCATTACTAGAGACACTTTCTACACGCACCATACCATCGTAAACATGGAACTTCTCACCAGGTGAATCTGTACCGATACCAACATTACTTGAGTGAATCACATGGATACAGTTTGTGAGAGTACTGTTATTCGCAACACCCACGATGAGACCCGTAGTTCCATTTTCGGAATTACTGAATCCCTTCAGGTACCCACCCTCACCATCACCCGTGTATATGAGCATACCCGTCTCCTTGTTTGTACCAGGACTTTCGAGTTTTAGGAGTGTTTGGTCGTCTGTATTTGCGTTATAAATATGAACATTTGAATCTACAACTGATGTGCCTATACCCAGGTTTCCAGTAGTATCGAAACGAGCAAATTCATAGTCATTATTATCGTCAATCTCATGGACAAATGTTAATGGACGACGTGTACTACCATCGAGGATATTTCTAACTATGTTAACCGATGGATCGGATGTTGTTGTTGAAAAGGCAAAACCTGTCAATCTGAACGCACCACCACCAGCGAACTCGATATTACCATTTACTAAAAGCTTCGTATTATCACCAATATCATCTGCACTTGAACGTTGTCCACCGATAATGACTGTACCACCATTTTTACCACTTATACACAATGGTACATTACCCGTACCGTCTCCGGTATTATCTAAAATTTGGCTGAAAGATTGACCAGAGGATACATAGGTTTGAAAAATGTGTTCCGCGGCAATGTGTCGAATTCTATCGGGGCCAGCATCATCTGATGCACCGTCATTACCCTTGAATATTACAAGTTCATTTTTTGATTGGGGTACGTTATAACGTCTTTCTATAATCATCGTGTTTCCAAACTCATCACCATCGAGACCGTTGAACGACAGTTGAGCACCCACAACAACATTACCCAACACATCTAGGGCACCCCGGGGTGAATCTGTACCCAAACCAACATTCCCATTGGCACCAGATATGTATAGACCCACAGTTGCAGAATCTGAAACTTCTATCGCGTTCTTGGTTATTCTAAAATCACCTTGTGCACCCGCGATACCCACTGCCCACCCACCGTTACCATTCACGTAGCTACTAAATGCGTTTCCGTCATTTAAATCCGTTTTAGCGGATATGATGGCGTCGCCGTTATCATGGTTATGCACCAACAAACCTGGACTTCCTACCCCTTCACATTTCACTTCTAAGAAGGCTTCAGGTTCCCCATGACCGATACCCACTTTACCGTCACTTCTAATAGTCATGATGTTGGTATCTACCGCGTAATCGTCGTTCGCTAGGTTTATATCGAGACGTGTCTTAGACCTATTGTCCGTCATGTCCCATTTCCCTAATTTGAAAGAAGCTCTCGCACCGTATTTAGAACCTGTACCTTCCTTGGTGAGTTGGAAGACGTTCGATGTCTGATTTACCACTGTAGTCTCGGCCGTGTTCGTCACGACGAGTGGAGTACTCAAGTGGTTATAATTGTTACGCCGCGTCACTTGTTGATTGATGAACGCAGAACCACCAGAGGTTTGGAAAAGGCTTTGGGGTTGTGTCGTCCCAATACCCACATTACTCGTTTCTAGGATTGTCATCTTTGGGGCACCCATCGTCGATGTCTGACTCGCATAGAAGTTGAGACCTTTACCTTCCGCCACGATGTTTTCGATTATATTCTGTCCGACACTAGGTTGTGAATACATACGCATTCCCTTAGAACCCCATGTATTACCATACACAACAGCATTGCTACCAATTAGATGAACATTACCGGCTAGTGTTAGTTCTTCGGTGGGGTTTGTGTTCGCTATACCTATTTTACCTTCAGGTGTAATCCGCATTCTTTCTGTATTTTTTGTACTAAATCGTATAATTTGATTCGTGTTTGATGTACTCGCACCAGATATTTCAATCGAGCTCACGTTTGAAGCAGTAGGACCGGATTTAAGAACAAGTGCATCTGTTGCACTGTCACCACCGAATCTGTCTGCATGTATGACGACATTTGAATGTGAATAGATTGAACCAGTAAATAGATTTGTTGTTGTTGTATTACCAATAATCGTGAGTGTGTTTGCATTTGTTAAGTTTGCAAATATTTTTGCACCAATAGAAAGTGTATCTGTGGGTGCAGTGTTTGAGATTCCTGATTGTGTAGTACCAGTTGTTCGAATTCCATAACTTTGAATATTACTGTCAACTGTGAGAATACTATCAGCACTTTCGTTAACCGTGATACGATCACCAACCGAAACACCTCCGGTGCCTACAAGGAGTCTCTCTGTAAACACATTACCCCTCGAAAACATAACATTCGAACCCGTATCGTCGAAATAGACATTTGACCCAATAGAGAGAGTATAGTTTGTAGTCGTATTCGCGACACCCACATTACCATTAGTGTAAAATTGTCCATACACATGAAGATTCACAGTGTTTGATTCATCGATAATGAGACGTGTATCTGGTGGGGCAGCAAATGTTCGCGCAAAAACAAATTCATTATTTGAAAATTGGTACCCGATAGCGAGATTCGCTTCCGAACCATCCTTTTCTTCTGTCATGATAATTGCATTATCAAAAGTGCCACCAGTATTGGTGTTTGCCATTTGAATGAATGCATCTTGTACGACTAGATTGACCGTCGTTTCGTACTGTGCTATTTCTGATACGAATGCATTACCATTGACAGTTAAATTCCCATTTATGATGAGTGAATCACCATTGATGACAACATTACCACCCTGAAATACTGCAACGTTAGACCCATTGCGACTATCATTACCGACGAGGAGATGGTCATGTACAGTGACATTCGTAGAATATGTATTCCCAACAACCTTCAATACATTTGAACTTGTATCACTCACTACAAATTTAGTACCTATAGCCATAGTTGACCTCGCGAGTACATTGTTCGCAATAACATTACCCTTCGCATTCAATAAATGAATATTCTGACGGTCAATAACGAATTCATTATTTGGTCCAATTTGAAACTCATTTGTAGCATTTGGCGCTGCAATACCAATCTTATCGTTAACGTAAAGACGTTCAGAACGAATACCCTTGGTCACGTCAAGCACGATATTCGTTGCTGTACTATCTACAAAAATACTTGAACCAATTGAAATCTGCTTGGTTGGGTTGGTATTAGAAATAGCGATTTTGTCTGCTGTGAGAGTATCAACATCAATTTCACTTGTGATGATACTTTTTACAGTGGTGAGTACATCTTGCTCTACTGGGTCTGCATCTAGACTGGTTACGAAAACCTGATCGAAACGAGCTGTCCTACCCATCTATACCTTAATTACCGAATAAAATTCCAGCTAAACCATCCTTGATTCTTAGAACATTATAGTTTACTGCAAATATACTTAACTCCTGATTACTTGGTCTAAGATTACCCTTCTCCACACCCCGTAATACTATTTTGGCATTATCGATACGGCTAAAGTTGCACGTACCTGATGGATTATAGTCTGATGCATTTAGACAGAAGTGATACACGAAGTACCTTGTATTGAAAAGCACATTGGTTTCACTGACAAAATCACTCGCGCCGTACGATGATTTGTAATAGTTTTGTACTGTGTGAAAATAATTTGGAGACATGTGTTCGAGAATTGGGGTTCCATTAATTTGTATATCACCACTTAAAAATGTAAAACGATCGTTTGCAAAATCATCACTTAATGCACCAAAACCAAAAAAGATGGATTTGACTGGATGATTAAACGATGAAATATCAAATGTGTTTTCACCACCACCATTTTTGTTATCAGAGACAGTCTCCATTGGAAGTTCAATTTTCTGTGTTTGTGTAATGACAAAGTCGAGACTTCGACCCACAAGTGATTCTCGTTCTTCTTTATCTAGGTAAATATAGTTACCGTATACATTAATTCGTTTTTGTGCAGCTGTAAGATTTAGAACTGAATCATTATAATAAGTGTCATCGAAATTGATCTTGATTTCGACTTGATGATGTTGTAAGGCTACAAGGGGTAAGAATGCTTTGTGATCACAAAAGAAAAAGTGAAGGGGGAGAAATGAAGGATTCGATTTAGAAACTTTGTTATTCAATTCTAGTGTTTTTGTGTATGTGTCAGCCATATAATTGTGCCATATGTCGGAGTAATAATCAAAATGTTGGGAATCTATTTTTTGACCCCCTATATAAAGCTCAATAGTGGAATTGTAAAAAAGATTGGAAGACATGTTTACAGCATCGACACCAACTTTTTCAAACCAAATACCATTAATTACATCACCTAAAACTGGAATGATAACCGAATTATCTGTATTCGTAATAGATTTAATCAATTTTGGAGCCTGAGAAAAGTTTGTATGTCTCGTAAACTTCATACGAAAAAAGGAATGACCCTCTTCACTGGTAAGGTATATGTCTTGTACACCTTTGGACACCAATTGTATTAATGCACCCGACATTTAATAGATGTTCAGATTATAAAAACAGACACTTTCCCTGAGGAAAGGCACTCTTAGGTTCTTCCACGTTTTTACCATGTATATTAAAACCACCTTGACGGTACACCTTCATCCGCTTATAATACATGGCGGTGAAGACTGACCATGGGTCATGAACATCGTAGATGTGTGGATTGTTCTTCTTTCCCTTTGTTTCTCTCATAATTCGACCAATACTCTGTATGATATCAGACTTTGGGGAAGCTAAAATAACTGTGTCTAGGGTGGGGATATCCAAACCTTCGTGGGCTTGACTGAATGTAGCAAAAATAATCTTCTTCTTTGAGGATTCTTGGAGTTGCGCTTCTTTCATACCCCCCATGTATAGACCAGACGTTTTGGGAAAACATTGGTGAAGAAACTCACAATGAAGACGGCGGTCACTGAGTACTAGGAGTTGTCGAGTACCTGCTGAGGCTTTTTTAACCAATTCGACCAACATTATGTTTCTACACCTGTCCTCGACGAGCTCTGTAATCATGTTAGGCATTGAAATCTTCCCATTTCGCATAGAGGGTGGGGGGTTTCTATAGTTTGGAGACTCAAAGATGACTGGGAACACTTCAACCTGTTCCTGATTTTTTCGTTCAACTGCAAAAAAGGTGGGACCCATGAACCAATGAAGAACCTTGGTGAGACCATCTTTCCTCTCTGGGGTTGCCGAAAGGCCATAAATGTGTCGTGGACACATTTTGAAGAGGGACTGACTAAACACTTTAGCACAGATATGATGGGCTTCATCTACGATGAGAGTCCCAATACTCTCAAAATCTGAGAAACTATACTCCTTTAGGGACAAAGACTGAAGCATGGCAATAACAAAATCACAATCAACTTCCTTCTTATTCTGCTGAACAACACCAATCGTAGCACCTGGACAAAACTGCTGGATACGTTCTCGCCACTGGTCCGCAAGAAACTGTTTATGCACAACAATCATGGTCCTGTATCCCAACTTACAGGCTATGGCCAAGGATACCGTCGTTTTGCCATAGCCACATGGTAAAGAAAGGACGCCATGCCCTGCTTTAATTGCTGCTGCGAGTGCCTCATTTTGGTGGGTAGAATCTCTGAGTTCTCCCACAAATTTGGTCTTGATTCGGGTTGGTTCGGGGCGTTTATCTTGCCGAGGCTCTCCAAGCTTAGCGGTTCCATAGAATCTTGGAACGCAGACTCCATTCTTAGTTGGTCTGAAAACTTTGAAAGGCGGTGGAGGAAATCCAAAGTCACCATTTACGATGGGTCTTACCGTTAATTCTTTTTTAATTTCTTGGATTGGACCCGTGTCTACAAGATATCCAGTTCTTGTTAGGGTTGTCATCGTACTATACTCATTTAAAGAGTAAAAACTTTAAATGAGTATAA